CAGTGGACCTTTGGTGTAGTGGGCGCGCCTCTCGGCGCGCGGTTGATGATCAGGCGCGCAGCTCGCGCAGGGTTTGCCGATGCTGGATCATCCAAGCATCGGCCATACGTTCGGCGCGCGCCGCGTCTCCGATGCGTTCAGCGAGCAAATGGATAGCAAACTTGCGATCGCTGTCGCAGATCGAATGCGACATGTCAAGGTTGAACTGCTCAAGCGCTTGGTCGTGGGTCATTTGGGTCATCTCCAGGTGATTGATGATTTGTTGCACAGACAGAACGATACACGAAATCAGACGCTGATTCAGATTTCATTTGTAACAGTTTGTAACAGGTGACCCATGTAGCCCATTGGCCAATGGGCTACATGGGCTATGCCCTTGTGATTGATAGAGTGTAGCAGTGGGGCCATGGTCGGGGCGGCGCTCGGGGCTATCAGCGCGCACCACAGCGCGAGCTAATGGGCTAGATGGGCTATATATCTTTTATCTGACCGACAAACCTAAATGTGTAGTAAGTGAGTACTTACTAACGTATAGCGCTACGTTGGCGCCAACTTTTTACCCCATGCCCCAATGACCCCGATGACCCATAAGCTCGCCCCATGCCCCGGCGCCCATCCCCGGCTTGCGTCACGGCACCACTCTATGCAGCATGACCCATATGACCCATGAGACGATCAGGCGCGCACCCGTGTCGCGTGAGCGCCGACCTGCCAGGGCATGACCCATCTGACCCATGGGCGTGCGCCCAGGACGCCATAGGCGCGCGCTATCGCCAGCTCGATGCTGATAGCCCCCGGGTAGGGCCGACGCGCCGACAGGTCAAAATCGGAGGGGCCGCAAACAATTTTTTATTTTTTAAAACCAACAGCACACTGCCCCCACAGTCAGCACACCTTGTCAGCCGCGCCACAATCTGATACAAAGCCAGAATGTTCCAGAACCTGCCAATCACTACTCGGCAACTCAAAGCCACCGAAGGGCGCCTCCAGTCCATTTACGACGCTGCCAAGCGCGGTTTGCGCGGCGAGAACTTGGCGCTGGCGGCAGGAATGCTGCCGACCGAGTTCAGACGGTTGTGCGAAATGGATCCGATGGCGGCGCTGGCTGAACAGAAAGGCCGCGCCGATGCCGAACTGGAAATGAGTAACACCTTGTACGAAGCCGCGCTAAACGGCGACGCCAAGGCGGCGCTGGAGATGCTGCGTCATAAACATGATTGGGTGGCCAAGCAGCAAGTGCAGATCGACGTCACGCAGCAGATCAGCGTGATCGCAGCGCTGGAGCAAGCTCAACAGCGCATAGACACAAACGTGATTGAGGGTGGTATAGTAGACAAGCTGCCAGACCGCGCCAACGGCCTGACAGCTTTAACCAATCAACGTGAAAAGGACGATGATGGCTACCAACATTCTGACACAAGACCGCGTCAAAACACTACTGACGTACGACCCTGATACCGGCTTTCTTACCTGGCGCAAAACCGGCAAGCGTGCAGGGACACAACACTATAGCGGATATCGAAATGTGTTCGTTGACGGACGGTGTTACATTGAACACCGCGTAATCTGGTTGCATGTGCATGGCGAGTGGCCTGCTTACGACATAGACCACATTAACAGGCAGCGCAATGACAATCGGTTGGCTAACTTAAGGTTGACTTCTCGGGCTGAAAATTGTCAGAATCAGCCTGTCCGCAAAACAAACAAAAGCGGCAAAACTGGCGTGTACTTTCATCGTGTCAGCAAAAAATGGGCGGCCGTCATAAGCGTAGATAAACGACAGTTGCATCTTGGCACGTTTAACAATTGTGACGAAGCGCTAGCAGCTCGTAGGGACGCCGAAACAAAGTACTATCCGTATGCAACCCAAACGAGCTGACCATGCAACAGCCAATTTACTCTGCACCTGACGAACAACTGCTTATGAGTCGGTTGTGGTCGCCAACCGTTGCAAACGATCCAGAAAAATTTGTGCTTTTTGCATTTCCGTGGGGGCAGCCGCACACGCCGCTAGCAAATTTTAGCGGCCCCCGCAAATGGCAGCGCCAAATACTTAGAAAAATTGCAGCGCACGTTGCAGCTAACAATGGCGCAGTAGACCCAAAAGTTTTCAGGCTAGCTGTAGCATCTGGGCGCGGCATCGGCAAATCAGCGCTTGTGAGTTGGCTAATCATCTGGTTTTTGACCACTCGCATAGGGGGTACGACCATCGTATCCGCCAATAGCGAAGCGCAGTTGCGTAGCGTTACTTGGGCAGAAATTACAAAATGGCTGGCGATGGCCATGCACAAGCATTGGTTTGAACTGTCTGCCACTCGCATAACACCTGCCAAATGGCTTGCCGACATCGTTGAAAAAGATTTGCGAAAAGGCGTTCGGTATTGGGCCGTTGAAGGCAGGCTATGGTCAGAGGAAAACCCCGACGCATACGCCGGAGTGCACAACTACGATGGCGTTTTGCTTTTGTTTGATGAGGCGTCAGGCATCCCAGACACAATTTGGCAGGTAGCAGCAGGCTTTTTCTCTGAACCAACCCCGCATCGGTTCTGGTGCGCTTTCAGCAACCCTCGGCGCAACCAAGGCTACTTCTTTGAGTGCTTCAACTCCAAACGAGACTTCTGGAACACAGACGCAATCGACGCGCGGGACGTGGAAGACACGGACAAAAGCGTGTACGAGCAGATCATCTTGGAGTACGGCGAGGACAGCCCGCAGGCGCGGATCGAGGTGTACGGTCAGTTTCCGGCAACTGGGGATGATCAGTTCATCGCGCCGTCGCTGGTCGACGAGGCAGGGCGGCGCCCCAAGTACAAGGACGCAGACGCGCCAATCGTAATTGGTATTGACCCGGCGCGCTCAGGCGCCGACAGCACGGTGATCGTAGTCAGACAGGGGCGCGACCTGCTGCACATCAAACGGTATCGGGGCGACGACACTATGACGACCGTCGGGCACGTTATCGACGCTATCGAGGAATACAAACCAACGCTGACAGTCATCGACGAGGGCGGGCTGGGTTACGGCATACTTGACCGGCTGACTGAACAACGGTATAAGGTGCGTGGGGTAAACTTTGGCTGGAAGTCAAAGAACCCGGTCATGTGGGGCAACAAGCGCGCTGAACTCTGGGGCGCCATGCGTGACTGGTTACGCAAGGCCAGCATACCGGCGGACAGACAACTGAAGTCAGACCTGACGGGGCCGAAGACTAAACCGGACTCGGCAGGTACGATCTTCTTGGAGAGCAAGAAGGACATGAAGGCTAGAGGACTTGCCTCACCGGACGCAGCCGACGCGCTGGCGTGTACGTTCGCATTCCCGGTCGCCTCGCGTCAATCTAGCTTCCGGCCTGAACGACAAGCAGCTTACTCTGACCATGTCAGTCAGTCGGCTGGCTGGATGGGGGCTTGACCGATGGCCAGCAAAAAGTCAGTTAGTCTAAGCGTCGGACGAGGCGAGAAGCTGCCCGTCAGCCAAGGCGCTGGCTTGACCGCCAAAGGGCGGGAGAAGTACAACCGCGAGACAGGCAGCAACCTGAAAGCGCCTGCGCCCAGCCCTAAGACGGACGCAGATAAGGGACGCAAGGCGTCATTTTGCGCCCGTATGGGCGGGGTAGCAGCTAAAGCCAAAGATGGCGAACGCGCCAAAGCGGCGCTCAAACGATGGAAGTGCTGACATGGCAACAAAACCCGGTCTTTATGCCAATATCAACGCTAAACGCGAACGCATAGCCGCTGGCAGCGGCGAGAAGATGCGAAAGCCTGGCGCCAAAGGCGCGCCTACGGCCAAGGACTTTAAAGAATCTGCCAAAACTGCCAAAAAGAAATAACTATGCCGCTCGTCAAATCAGCATCGCCCGCTGCCTTCCGAAAAAACGTGAAGGCTGAGATGGCCGCAGGCAAACCGCAAAAACAAGCGCTTGCCGTAAGTTACGCCGTTAAACGGTCGGCTCAGAAAAAGTCTTCGCCACCTCGCTCCAAATAGGTCTCATGCGCTCTTCTAGCTCAATTTTTTGGTGTGAAGAGTTAGACAACACGGCAAGATTTTCTAGCCGATTGTCGTGTGAATCTCCGTTTATGTGGTGAACATGCTCCCAAGACTCAAGTTTTCGTCCAAGATGTTGTTCCATGACGTATCGGTGTACACGCACTTGTTTTCCGTCTACTATCATGGTCTTGTATGTATGCTTTGGCTTTTCGGACGGTCTAAACCTAAAAGCAGCAAATTTTTCAAGGTGTACTTTTGCGAGACACGAGCGAGAGCAGTACTTAGCCGTGTTTTTTCTGTAAGTGGAAACTCGAAACGATTGGTTGCAAGTTTGGCAGTTAAGAACAAACCCTGTGCGATCCCGTTTTTTCATGCTATTGCTCCGTAAGTAGCTATTGCATATGATACAACT